CTCAGGGGAATGGTGATAAGGCATGCCGGGGTGGCTCCGAGGAAAAGCCGCGCGGCAGCGCCTCCAGCCGCTTGCGGCTCTAACTGAGTCCTCGTCCCCTGCCGTTGCGTTTCGGGGAAAAACGTCTGCTAGTATCCTGGACTGGTAACGTTACCACGGCAAAGAACTAACGTACTACTGCGACAGATCCAGCTCGAACCATAGCAGAGTACCAAAGACCTCACCCTACAAAGCGTGCAGTAATGCCTTTTGGTGGATTTAACTTGACACTTCTATACATCGTGGAACACGCGGCCAGCAGCCAATCCCAGGCGCTTGAGCCTCCCAGGCTAAAAGCCTGGGCCGCGCTTGCTCCAGCGGAAAAGCTGCCCCCGATGGTCGCTAGAGAAGCTTTTCCCAGCACCTTTAACAGGCGTTCACCTTTGGGTGTCCCTTCGTGTTTTGCGCACGTAGCGCGTGCCAGCCATGCATTTGCATCAAGACCAGCCAGGCCCGCCAGTAGCGCCTGGTCTTCCGGCGTTGCCGTGCGCTTTCCATGTCTCCAGGCGCTCACATGACTTCGCGGAATCTCCAGCAGCTGGGCGACTTTGTAGTCGCTGCCTACCACAGATTTGGCCTTGTCGAGCAGTTCAACGAGAGAAATATATTCGTTCATGACGTATCCAGTTCTGGTAACGTTCGGCACGTCACCTGTTTTGGTAACTAATGCTTGTAGGTAGAAACGATATGACTCTAAGCCCTTCGCCAATTTCCTCCAACCGGGTTTGTCGCATCCCGACCGTAGTCGTCAAGCCCTCGTCAGGGTCTGCCGTTCGCCTTTACAGCATCGCGAACCATTCCACCTGGTTGCATATCGCTCTGTTCCTCGACTCCATGCCTCGGAAAAGCGAAGCAGTCGCCGGAGTCTCCAAGTGATTCCAACGGCGTCCGCGTTGTTCGGTGGCGCTTTGGTCGTCTGGCTGATGCTCGCCGCTGTCGTTCCTTTCGCTGCTCTTTTTCTGTGGGCTATCTCTTTGGTCCCGAGCGACAGCCCGAGGGGCCCCGCTTGCGGGGATACGGGCGGAGCGCCAGCCACCCCCGATGGTAATCACGGGGATAACGATTTCGGAGTGACGAAATGACCCGCCCGAGCAAATCGGATTTGGTCCTTGATGGCAACACCATCAAGCTCCGACTCAAGGCGGAACGCCAGCACACAAGGTCCCTCGTCCATGTGGATTGGGTCCGGTTCACCTGTCGCCTCAAGAACTCCCCTCTGCCCACGGCTGACGACCTTTTCCCTCGTCCTGGTGCTACCTGGGAAACCTCCATGCTGGAGAGAATGGCGAAGACCCTGCGCGATCTTCCAGACCCTGATTTTTCCACCAGCGTCCAGGCAAAGACCCTGGCCGACCAGGTTTGCGAAGCCCTCGGCCCTGACTTCCTGGTGTATCCCGAGGTCCGCAAGGGCCACGATTTTTACCGCTTCCGCTGGTCCATCGTTCGCAACGATGTGGAGTGCGGCTGGGTCGGCTACCTCTCCAGCGGAGAAAGCCCACGGCAACAGGCTCAAGCCTCGACGATTCACTGCAACGTGTATGGCACTGCCTGCACCTTCGCACTGCCAGGCTTCAATTTCAGGCTTGCCCAGCTCATCCTCGACACCCAGGCCACTATCACCCGCGTCGATCTCGCCCTTGACTGTTTCGACGGCATCAGCGGCGGCATGGAGCGGGTCGCCAATGACTACGCCATCGGAGCCATGGACGTGTACGGCAAGCGTCCCAAAGCCTCCACGGTCGGCTGCTGGCCCATGAATCGCGAACGCTCGTTCTACGTCGGAAGCAAGGAAGGCGGAAAGCAGACCAACGTCTATGAAAAGGGCCACCAGCTGTTCAAAGCCGACGACCCATGGGTCAGGTGTGAACTGCGTTACGGCAACAAAGCCCGAGTGCTCGACGCTGAGATGCTTACCAGGCCTGATGACTTTTTCGCAGGTGCCAGCGACTGGCATTTCAACCTCTTGCGAGAGATTGAAGCCGAGGCCCAGCTCCTGGAAAAAATGGCTGTCCCAGCTTCTGCCCCAACTGCTCGCAAGCTGGCAAAGCAAACCATCTTGGCCGAAGTCACGCGCAACGTCCGGTGGCTTCGCGATACCGCTGCGCCCTCTCTCGCCCTGGCATTCCAGTACCTCGGCAGCGAGGCATTTATGCAGCTCGTTGAGTTTCAAAAGCTCCCAGGTCGCCTCCAGAAATTCACCACTGGTGAGGTCGTCGCGGCCTACCAATCCGCCTTTAAAAAATCATCAGGCTCCGGGTTTGGCCGACTCGGATTGCAGCCTTATTCGGCCTGAAAGTCTTAACAGGAAACCACCATCATGCGCATGAAAACCCAGGCCGTTCTGCACGGCATCAAGAGCAGCAAGGGCGACTTCGAAGGTCGCGGCTACGACTCCACCACTTTCCACCTGGCGGTTGATATGGGCGACTCCAGCAACGGCGAGTCCATCGGCGCTGTGACCCGCCCATTCAAGTTCGGCAAGTCCGATGAGTTCCAGAAATGGGCACACCTTAAAGCCTCCTGGCCCCTCGGCGGCGTGCTGTGTGATTGCGAAATCGATGTGATCGCAGGCTCGGACAACTCCACCAAGTTGACCTTGCTTGCCATCAATCCGACGGCTGTTCGCAAGCCAGCGGCGGCGTAATGCGCTACGTCATCCAATCCGGCACCACCGGCCAATTCCTGGCCCCCTCCTTCGAGGATGGCCAGCCGGAGTGGGTGATGCTTTTGCAGCAGGCCGGGGTCGTCGAAGACCTGGAGTCCTGCGCCCAGCTCATTGAAGACCACACCGAAGTTTTTCACCGTCCCCAGGTCGTTGATCTGGACCACCTCCACCAGGACACCACACCATGAACACCTGCCCTGAATGCGGCCATTCCGGCGACGATTTCCAGCACGCGGAATCTGACTCCGGTCCCGTCGTTGTTTGCCCTGCCTGTGACTGGTACGGCCCTGCTGAGGAAGCCGGTTCGGCTGATTCTGAATGAGCCACGAACACGAAGCTTCCAGCTCAGATACCGACCTGGAGTGCCCCGCCTGTGCGGCCACTGTCGGGTATGACGAAACCGTCATTCTCGATGATCAAACCACGATGGGTTGCCCCCACTGCGGTTCTGCAACCCCGGTGGATGACTGGTTCGCATGAACCTGGTTACCTGCCTCTCCGAGCTGGTCCCTTGTCCGCCTGGTGACCAGTCCGTGTTGTCCCTCAGCGATGCGCTCGACCCTGTGTCGTTGGGTGTCTCTGCTGAGTCCATCGCCCAGGTCTTCGCGTGGGGTTTCGGCTCTGTGCTGGGGTTCTGGTTGCTCGCCTATTCCATCGCAGCTGTGCTTATGGTCGTGCGCAAAATCTGAGGGGTACCCCCTCGACCGCTGTCAGGTCGGCTTACCTGGCGATCAAGAAAGTTTGAAATGAAAAACCAAGTTCGCAATCTGTTCGCTCTCGTCACCACCGCCGCCCTGTCGGCTTCCGCCTTCGCCCAGGCCACTTCGCCCATGGAAACCATGCTCGACGAAGTGGACCTGACCGGCCTGTCGGTGAAGATCATCGCGGTGGGCGTGCTCATCGTCGGTATCGCTCTGGCCTTCAAGGGTCCAGACCTGGCAAAGCGCGTCATCCGCAAGGTGTGATGCCATGTTGATCGGTGCATTGATGGTTCTGTTTTGGGTGCTTGTCGCCCTCATCGGTGCTATCAGTGCACTGGTCTTCGTTCTCTGCATTCAAAGGGCCAACACATGAGCCAAAATCGTTTTCTGGCTTTCGTGCTGGTCTTCTTTTCTCTTGTTTGGTGGTCTTCCCAGGCTCGCGCACAGACCGATTTCGGTCAGCGCATCTGGTGGAAGTCAGATCACAATTCCATGTCCGCCGAGGTCAATCGAGTTCTCGGTGTCCCCTCTGCTACCTATCCAGCTGCCGGTACCCCCAACGTTAACGGCGCACATTTCACAAATGCCGCTGGCCAATGGCCGGTTGCCAATCAGAAAACGAATCTCCCCTTTCCTGGCAAGTCTGCACCGATTGATGTGGTCGCTAGGGTCAAGCCTGCAAGTGTCGGCGCTGCCCTTGGGCGTTTTGCCGCAAAGGTTTCACCCATTGGAACGGCTGTTGCGCTCGTTACCCTTGCCTCTGAGCTGGGGTTTACTCTTGACAATTCCGTAAGCCCTCCGGTTGTCACCAAGTCAAACGCCGATACCCTTACCTGTACTGTTGCGCCTTGCACCGGTTTTTATATTTCGACCTATTCAACCCTTCCGACGTCGTACACCAGGGCGCAAGCCTGCGAACGCGTGTACACGCACATGAAGGCAACCACCATAGGCTATACCTACGATACCGGCAGCGGCGGCTCTCTCGGCGTTTCTTGGGGCGTCACCGCCAATCAAGGCTCTTGCTACATTCACCGCAAACAGGGCGGAGCTAATGCAGATGCACTTTATCCCTTCGTTACGAGGGCTATTGACCCCCAGGTCGCTTCCCAGGTTCCTTCAACGACCGGCCAGCTCGCCGACAAAATAGCAAGCCAATCCGGTTGGCCTTCCAATTCCCACATTCGTGATGCTATTGCCGAGGCCATCAAGAATGGCGAGACAATCGAATATGATCCCGCCCAGGTGTCCGGTCCAGCCTCTGTGCCTGCTGGTTCGTCCAGCTCGATTGCCCCCGATGGCACTGTCACCAACGTAACGGTGAATCACAATTACACCTATAACGGTCCAAAGGTCACTGTTACCACCACCACCACAACCACCACCACTGCACCAGGTGGAAGCCCTGTCACCAGCACCAGGACTGACACTAATCCAGCGCCTGAGGCGACCCCCGACGAAGATACGGGAACGCCTACAGATACGGCGCTGCCGGGTCAGCCCGAGCTGTACACCCCTGAGTATCCGGAAGGGCTTAAAGGCGTCTGGAACGCTAAAAAGGGTCAGCTCGAAGGCCTTCCTATTCTCGACCTCCTGGATGACATGATGCCCAACGTTGCGGGTTCCGGCACCTGTCCCAGCTGGACAATCGATATGGATATGTACATTGTTGATTACGGCTCCCACGTTATCGCTATTCCCTGTTGGGTGTGGGATTTCGGAAAAGTCGTAATTATCTGTTCTGCCCTGCTGCTTTCGCGGCGTTTAATCTTCGGGGGTTGATATGGTTGCCGGTTTCACAATGCTTCTCAAGAAGCTTGCCGATATTCTCCAATGGATTTCAGACCTGTTCATCGCGGTATTCGTTGCGCTTTACGACCTGGTCAAGGATGGGTTTTCTTGGGTCTTTGAGCAGATGCTTGAAATTGTCATTGATGCTTTGGAAGGCATTGACGTTTCCGGCATTTCAGCGGCTGGCGGCTGGGGAGAGTTGCCCGGTGAGGTACTGAACATCCTTGCATTGTTGGGCGTCGCCCAGGCGGTTTCCATCATCGTTGCATCCATTGGAATTCGTCTCGTTCTCCAGCTCATCCCGTTTACCAGGCTCGGATCATGATTAACGGCATTGAAGGCATACCAGGCTCCGGTAAATCTTACGAGGCCGTCGCCTTTCATATCCTCCCAGCTCTTCAGGCTGGTCGATTGGTCATTACAAACCTTCCCATCAATGTCGCCATGTTTGCTGCCATTGATCCTGGTTACGCTGATCTAATCCAAATCCGCACCAGGTCGCAGCCAATTCTCGGCACCTGGGACGCTACCAGGTTGGATGAAAATGGCAACGGCGAGGCTTTCCAGCTGTTTCCATCTGGGCACGACTTCACCAGGCGCATTGAAATCAAAACTAAGGGTAAGGCCTTCGAGTTGGTCGCCGATGGCCGCACGTACCTTCCTCCCACCACCCAGGCTCCTTTTTCCCAGGTGTGGGACTACTATTCCACCTGGAAGCATCCACAGACCGGCCAGGGCCCTTTGTTCATCGTCGATGAGTGTCATGTACCCATCCCTCGGATAACGGCTGACGACCAGGTCAGAGAATGGTTTTCCCTGCATCGGCATTTCAATGCCGATGTGCTGCTGATGAGCCAGCGTTTCAGGAAAATTCATCCCGATATTTCCGAGCTGTGCGCTATCCTGGTCCGTTGCAGAAAGGCGGATATTCTCGGGCGTGCTGATTCCTATATCCGAAAGGTTCACGCGGGCTATCCCGGTTCGGTGATTAGCACCGAGGAACGCAAATACAAACCTGAAATTTTCCCGCTTTACAAAAGCCACACCCAGGGCAATTCGGTTGCCGAATCTGGCGCCAGTGACGTTAAACCCCTCACGGTTCAATTTCGCCGATTAACCTGGGCGGTTTGGCTCCTGGCTGTCCCCTTCGTCCTTTACGCCTTCTGGCCCAGTTCCACGGAAAAGCGGAAACCTGTTACCGACGAAGCCTGGTATAAGGCACTCCCTCCACCTGGTCAGAATGGCAATGCACCACAGGCGCAGCCGTCCATTGATCCGTTCCCAGCTCCAGCTGGTGCCAATCCAGACCTCGGAACAGCGGTGGCCCCTCCTGGTGTACCAGACCCGTTCCACGGAAAAACCATCCACCTCACCGGCTGGATTAAATTGGGCGCTCGCCAGGTGCACACCTTCACCATCGCAGACGGTGGGCGTCGTATATTTGATTTGCAGCTGTCGGACCTGGAGCGATCTGGCTACACCTTTAAGCCTTTGGGCGAGTGCGCGGGGTTCCTGGTGTTCGATGGCAAACCCAGGCCCGTTACGTGTGATGCGCCAGTCCTCGCCGTCGCTTCTCCCTCGACCCCGATCGTGGTGGACCAGTCCAGCGGTCGTCGCTCTGATGACTCCCTGTCCCCTTCTCAGCCTTTGTAACTCGGTGTCCCTGCGAAGCGTTTGGCCCAATCCGTGACGAAGTAGTCCGGCTCCTCCTCGTCGCTTTCCAGGTCCCACACAAACACCTCGCACGCCTCGCGTACCTGGTGCGCCAGGGCTTTTGCCATCGCCTTCGCATTCCTGAACCATGAGGGCGTCGCCTTCTTCACCCAGCGCACCAGCTGGGGGGTTTGCTTCACCAGCTCGCCGCGTGCTGCCCTCACGGCGCGTGCTGCGCGCTGGGTGGGCCGTGCGGTGTGCCAGGTGCAACGACCGAACAGCAGCACCAGCTGGAGCGCCATAGCGTCCGGGAATTTGCGGTAGTTGGCTGCAATCATGGTTTTTTCTCCAGGTTGACCGGGCCCCAAGATTCAGAGCCCATCAATTAAGTTTTCCGAGTGACAAAGCACCTCGTTGGCCTTGTCGCCGTTCCCCTGAGTTCTTCGCCCGAAGGATGACGGCACCATGAATCGGAATGGAGCGTAGGGGAGTGTCTGTAAAGGTTCGCGTAATGAATTGTGGACATGAAGAAATCGGACACGAAGTGCCTATTTCGTAATGCCTCAATTCATGCAGCGAAGCTTTATAGATACCCCGGAGTGGAATGGAGAGGCATGGGGCAGGCTTCCGCAGGAATAGCGAAGACCTCAGGGGAATGGTGATAAGGCATGCCGGGGTGGCTCCGAGGAAAAGCCGCGCGGCAGCGCCTCCAGCCGCTTGCGGCTCTAACTGAGTCCTCGTCCCCTGCCGTTGCGTTTCGGGGAAAA